GACATGACAGAGATTCCAGAGGAAGTGAGTCTGGCCACATGCGCAGTGGCAGATGTAATGTATCAGGACAGAATGAGAAAAGATGATGCAGGAAGGGAGATTGCAAGTGAGAACAACGATGGATACAGTGTAAGTTTTGTGACGAGTCAAAGCAAAACAATAGGCACTGTGGAGCATCGTTGTCAAAAAGCAGCATATCCTTATCTTGCGCATACAGGACTCTTGTACAGGGGGGTGCGGGCCTTATGATTACAAATGCAGATCTGACGATCTATAACAAACGTGGTGTAAATAAAAAGACAGCACGGACTATTTACTTAAAAACTCAGATTAGAGGTGTTAATTTTTACACCAAACAGGTAACAAACGTTTTTGATCAGGGACTTAAATCTGCTGATCTGTATCAGATTCGCATCCCATTATCAGCTGATACACAAGGAAAACAATACATTGATGCAGATCTGTATAAGAAATTATCCGATGAAGAAGCAGTTCATTATTGGACGATCAACAATGGAGATCTATTTGGAAAAGGGTTGTTAGAAGATTTTGAGAAAGAATCGGAATTTTTAAAGCAGCAGTACACAGGAAAGGTATTATCATTTTCAGATAATCGAAGAGGTAGCTTGCAGCATTGGAAGATCGGAGGTACTTAAGATGGCAACCATAGTGAAGATAGAGTTTTCACCAAGCCAGATTTTAACCACACGAGGATTACAGACGAATGGATCAGCACAGAGATTCTTTACAGGAGAACTACGAAGAAAAATGGATCCATATGTTCCGTTTTTAAATGGTCCGTTAAAAAATACAGCAATTGAGAACGAAGATTCCGTTCAGTACATAACACCTTATGCTCAAAGACAGTATCACGAAAACAAAGGAAAAGGATTGCGTGGAAAAGAATGGGATAAGCGGTGTTGGGCAGATAACGGAGATCAGATCGTTCAGTCTGTTGCAGATTATGTAGGAGGAAAGGCTGAATGAGTGTGATCGCAAGTGTAAGAGCCTTTATTCAGGATTATCCAGGACTGTCCACATTTGATGATCTGGTGGGTGTGGAACATCTTCCGGAAGATACAAAAAGTTATGCGATTGAAGCATCTGTAACGTCTCAGCCAATTAAAAAACGATATATTAACGGCGACACAGAACGCCGTTTTAATTTTGTCTTAGCAAGCCGTGAGTACTTCGGGGCAGACGTTGCAGAGAATATCGATGTGGCGGAGTTTTACGAAGATTTCTCAGACTGGTTGGAACGATGTACGATCAATAATGATCTTCCGGAAATGGATAAAGGAAAAAGAGCAATTAAAATACAGGCACTGACAAATGGCTACGTGTTTAACGCAGATGCAACAAAAGCACAATACCAGATTCAGTGTCAGTTAATTTATTATCAAAAATTAGGAGGAATATAAAATGGCAGAAATAGCAAGCAAAACAGTAAAACAGCGTTATCAGGAAGCTTCTTACTTAAAAGTAGGAGAGAACTTCGAACTTATGGGAACTGGTTTTACAGAGTTAAATGAAGATCCAGGAGCACAGACAACAAGTAAAAAATATATCAATGATAAATCATCCACATCAAGCATTACAAGCTATGAAGGTGAGCACGGATTTACAGCCGATCAGATTCCAAGCGAAAAGGTCATTAAAGATCTAGTCAGCATTGGTAAAGAGAGAAAAACAGGAGCAGATGCAGAACGTGAATTTGTTCGTGTTGATCTGGATGAAAAAGCAGAGGGAGATACCACTGGGACAGTATTCAAAGCACGTATGTTTACCGTAGCTGCTGAAATTTCAAGTTTCTCTGATAATGACGGAGAATTACAGGTTGAGGGAACACTTCACGACAAAGGAGATCCTGTTATGGGTAAATTTGATACAAAGACAAAGACATTTACACCGGATTCAGCAACGGAGTAAACGAAAGCGAGCTTAAAATTGGAATTAAGGAGTAAGATATATGTTTATTTGGAATGAAGAGAGATTTGCATTTAATATTATGGATGCGGAGATGTTGAAGAAATTTAATGATACAAGTAAAGAAATGTGGAAAGAACTCGAAGAGTATGAAAAAAAGAATACAACTACTGGTACGATCGGGCCGGAGGGTGTTGCGTATGAATCAGAAGTGATTAGCAAATTTTTTGATAAACTGTTTGGAAATGGAGCATCAGACAAGATGTTTACTTCAAAACATGATTTATCGGAGAGAACAAAGGCGGTGAAAAAGCTTTATAAGATAAAAAATGCACAGTTATCAACACATGATAAAACGTTAAACGATATTGCTGAAATGTTAGGAGCTGAATGATCAGGAGAGAACTCCCGGTGTCTGTGGATATCGGGAGTGAAAAATATGAGATCGATGCTGACTTTCGAACGATCATGAACATAGAAGGAATTATCTTTGAAAAAGAAGTCACGGAAGATCAAAAGAACTTTGCAAAGGAAATGATGAAGGAAATTGAGATCAATGAAAAAGATGCAATCACGAACGCAAAGTATTATGATGCGTTAAAGATTTTCTATAAAGATAACATTCCAGATGATCTGGAAGAAGCAATGGAAAAGATGCTGTGGTTTTATTCGTGTGGAAAAGAAGAAATTTCGAAACAAAAGACAAAAAAGAAAGTGATCAGCTTTGAACATGATTTTGATTATATTAATGCAGGTTTTATGCAGGATT